TACTGACTACGCTAACAAAGGTCGTTGGGTAGATGGTGATTTGGTGCGTTTTGAAAATGGTTATTTAAAACCGTTGGGTGGTTGGGGTTACTTTAAAAATAATCCAGTTGGCACATTTTATAGCGGTACTGTTGGCACTACCACATCTAGTAATACCTTAACAATAACCACAACAGTAGTTCATGGTTTTAGCGTCGGAGGAACCATTTATCTTGAAGGCTTTGATGCAACTGGTGGAGTTCCGCAGGCAGAAATTAATACAAGTTTTAGCATTGTAAGCGTGCCAAGTACAACTACTTTTACAGTAAGCGTAAACACTTCTGCAACATCAACAGCGACATCATCTGCTTCGACAATAATAAAAGCAGAAATACCAATAGGTATGTACTCTTATAAAGCCAATAATGGCGAAGAAATTTTAGCTATAGGAACAAGAGCTGGTGTAAATGTTTTATATAACGATACTTGGTATGATGTAACCCCCTCAGGATTTATAGGGGATGATGTTATTACATCTACTGGTTATGGTGCATATCATTACGGCGTAGAAGATTGGGGTGATGAAAGAAGCACCTCGACATTGAATTTTGATACTAAAAGTTTTTCTTTTGATAACTGGGGTGAACATTTAGTTTTTTGTTTTGCAGGAGATGGTAAGTTATATCAATGGAGACCAAATGCAGGTGGTGGCAGTCCAGATACTATAGCAACAGCAATAACCAATGCACCAACAGGCTGTCAGGCTGTTGTTGTAAGCAATGAAAGACATTTAATAGCAATAGGTGCAGGTGGAGATCCTAGAAAAATAGCTTGGTCTGATAGAGAAGATAATACTAATTGGACATCTACTGCTAGAAACACCGCAGGTGATTTACAAATACCAACAGGCGGTAAGGCTAATTATGCTGTTAAATGGCAAAACGATATTATTATATTTACTGACGTTGGCATCAACAGACTTTATTATACAGGCTCTCCTTTTGTATATGGTATACAAGATGCTGGCGTAAACTGTAAAGCTATAAGTGCAAGATCAATAACTTCTGCTGGCGGTTTCCTATCATGGATTAGTGAAAATTCATTCTTCTCTTTTGATGGTACCCTAAGAGAATTAAAATCAGACGTACACGATTACATCTTTGACAACATACAAGTTAATACGCAAAAATCTACTTTTGGTACACACAATATAGACTTTAATGAAATATGGTGGTTTTTCCCTGTTGGTGATGTAGACCAGCTAACACCTAATAAATACGTTATATGGAATTACATAGACAATGTTTGGTCCATAGGTTCTATAGATAGAAGTTGTTGGGTAGACCAAGGTGTATTCAATTATCCTATATCTTGTGACTCTAATGGTTTTGTTTACGAGCATGATAAAAGACCATTGTTTAACTCACCAGGCTTAGATGACAACCAAGTGCCTTTTGCTGTTACAGGACCGCTTGAGATTGGCAATGGTGATAGATTGGCACAAGTTAATCAGATACTACCAGATGAAGAATCTAATAGTTTACCAGGCATTACAATAGGTTTTACAGGCAAAAATACACCACTAGGCACAGAAACAGATTTTGGTAACTTTACTTTTGAAACAGATGGTTATACCGATGCAAGATTTACTGCAAGACAATTATCTATGAAAGTTACAGGTTCTCTAACCCAAGACTTCCAAGTTGGTAATATAAGACTAGATATTAAACCAAGGGGTAGAAGATAATGGATTTATCATCACAAAGACAGTATATACAAAGAGCTGAAAACGTACATATTAATATTACTTTAGCTAATACTGACTATACGGTTTATACAGCTCCATCAGGAGATGATTTTACTTTTTCAGTAATACAATCATTTTTAGTATGTGAACATCAAGGACAACAAACACAAATAGATGTTACTAATACACATGGTTCTGATACTTTTAATCTTTTTAATGGCAAGGTTATAAGTGCTAATAGCACTTCAGAGTTATTAGAAAGACCTATTATTATTCATCAAGGAGAAATAATAAAAGTACAAGGCAACCATGCTGGTAATTTAGATATACATATGAGTATTGTAGAATATGCAAGAGGCGACTAATAAGGTAGTTGATATAAACCAAGCGAAGAAAGATCCTTGGGAAATTGAATGGGAAAGGTGTAAACCCTATATAGCAAAAGCTGTAAAGTATCAAGATAACTATACAATTAAGGATATAGAAGATAAAATAGAAAAAGGAATATTCTTATTGTGGGCAGGAAAGAATTCTGCTTTTGTAACAGAATTTGTAGTATTCCCACAAAATACTGCAATGAATTTATTGTTTTGTGGCGGTAACTACCAAGAGTTAGAAGCAATGTTGCCACACATAGAAGATTATGCCAAAGCCTGTGGAGTTAAAAGACTATATGGCGGTGGCAGAAAAGGATGGATTAGAAAACTAAAACATCTAGGATTTGAAACAGAATATCTAATTAGAAAAGATTTATGAGTAAAGGAAAACAAACAACAACACAAGAAGCAACGCTACCAGATTGGCAGAAAGACTTGTATATGGACTATTATCAGCGTGCGCAACAAGCAGCTGACATTCCATTCCAAGGCTATACTGGCGATAGAATAGCTGGTTTATCCCCAGAAGAACTACAGATGGGCCAAGGCATACAAGGCTTATTTGGTACTGCTTTTGGTTATGACCCTACTACACAATTACAACAATTGGCTGGTCAAGCTGTGCCACAAGTGGGAGACGTGCAGTCTTTATTAGACGTAGACATAGGCGCATACCAATCACCGTATCAACAACAAGTTATTGATCTAGCGTTAGAAGATATTGGCAGAGCAGAAGATATTCAAAGACAGCAGGCGCAAGATGTGGCCATGCGTGCAGGCGCGTTTGGCGGTTCAAGAGGTACCATCTACGAGCAAGAAGCATTAAGACCTTTACAAGAAGAAAAGCTTAGAACAGTTGCTGGTTTACGACAAGCAGGCTATGAGCAAGCACAAAGAGCAGCAGAGTCAGATATTGCAAGACAACAACAGATGGCAATGTTTGCACCAGAAATGGAGCTTAGAGCTAGACAACAACAAGCTGGCTTATTAAGTGGTTTACTGGGTGGACAACAACAAGCATTAGGATTACTTGGTGGTTATGGTGGTCTATCAAGAGGCATAGGACAAGCACAAAGAGACTTTGACTTCAGCGAATTTATGAGACAACAACAATATCCAGCATATCAATTAGGATTGCTTGGCCAAGGCTTAGGAATGATGCCTGAATTAGTTGGTAGAAACACCGTTGAAGAAAAATTTGCATCACCATTAAGTGTTGGTGGAGATGTATTAGGATTGGCAGCTGGACTGGCTACAGGTGGCGTGTTTGGTCCTCTATCAGTAGGAGGACTTGGCGGAGCTTCAAACATAGCCTCGCAGATTAACATGCCTTCATTTTTACCAGGCGCAGGAACAGGATTACCAGGAATTTAATTATGGCATTTGGAAAACCTAAAACACCTTTAACACCAGAGGAGCAAGTTGAAAGAAATAGAAGGCGTGCTATAGGACTATCTGTAGCAGCAGAAGCTTTTAAACAAGGAGATCCTGTTGGCAGAGCTTTAGGCTTACAGCAACAATTTGAACAGCAAGCGCAACAGGCTGAGCAAGAAAAGAAACAAGAAGAATTAAATAAAAAATTAGATGATGCTATTGATAAATCTAATTTACCGCAATCACAAAAAGATTTATTAAAGTCATTAAATGTGCAAACTAAAGCTCAAACTTTGATGCAAGCTTATGAGCCAAAAGAAAAAAAATATCCAGCAAAATATGAAGAATATCTTTTAACAGATCCAACCCCAACTATGGAAGAATTTAAAGAATATGCACAACCAACAAAATTGCCAACCTCTGCTGAAGAAATAAATAAACTAAAATTAAACGCAATAAATACTTTATTCAAATACGAAGGAAATGAAGAAGAATTTAAAAAAGCAGAGCCAGCTTTATATAAAATATATGAGAACTTAGTTAAAAAAAATGATGAGGCTGGATTTTTACAACAACTTCTTAGCGGTGAAGGAGATTTACAATACACAGTTAAAAGAAAAGGCTAGTTAATGTCATGCCAATATATGAAATTACAGATCAAAAAACTGGTCAAACTTTAGAAATAGAAAGTAATAGAGAGCCAACTCAACAAGAAATAAAAAAAATATTTTCTGAACAACAACAAATACCAGAACAAACACAAACCCAAGAACCAAAAGATTTAAAATTAACTGAGTCTGCTCTTAAACAAAATCCTTCTTGGATTGAATCTTCTAAAAAAATATATCAACTAAATGAAGGCGAAGATGCTCCTGAATTAGATTCAGATGAACAGTATGCTAACTATGGTTTAAGATATATGGGTTGGTTTAATTACAACCTTCCTAAAATGAGTTTAGAAGCAACTCAATTAACACAAGCAACGGACGATCAGAAAAAAGCTTTTGTTAATTTAATGGATATGTATGACCAAAAACAATCAAGTTTAGCTGGTTTTGGTAGAGCATTAAAAGGACTTGCTACAGACCCAAGCACTTACGTTGGTATAGGAACTTTTGGTGCAGCTACAGCTGGCGCACAAGCAGTTAAACAAGGA